TCATGCTGCAGCCCCTGTAATTTGCTTGGATCTCAATCGATTTAAAACATATCGAATTTTTGTGCGACTAATTCCAATCAGATTAGCAGCCAAAGTTTGGTTGCCGTTGGTACGAATAATTGCTTTTTGAATAATTACATCTTCAACGTGAGCCAAAATATTTCGAACTGCAGTACCTTTGTCCGATATAGCATTTTCGATATCCTGTTCATTAAGTACAATGCCATTATTCTTAGCTGCTAACCATGTATTCCACATCAGTTCAATTTGGTCATAGCCAATACCACAATAAGCTTCTCTTTGGATTCCAGTGATTAAGCCATGGTTATCCCATCTCACACTTACAACACCAAGAGAACGAACGTGATCCAGAAATTGAGATTTTTCAAATTTAATATTATGCATGCTGTACTCCAACTACTTTGATCATTGCTCTATATTGAAATTGAAGATTTGCTGCCTGCTTCTCAATCCAACGGATCTTTAATCGTTCAAGCTCTTGAACAGTACAGTAGCGGTTCATGTTTTTAAAGAATTCTAAATTCTCTACAAATTGTTCTTCTGCTCGCTGAGTAGCTGACTCCTGGCTTAATTCAACAGGTACCAGTACGTAACCTTTTTGAGTATTGTTCTGCATTATTTTCTCCAAATCGATTCTTTAAATTTTGCATCTGCTACCAGTGCAGTTACTTCTGATTCATTCACATTTTGAAAAATGTGCGTCATATTCCCCCCGAATACGTAAAGTATTCGGGTTATGGTTGAGTAGTTGAATTTCATGATGCTTGGCTCTCGTTATTAGCTGCATTTTCTAGCTGCAAGCGGCGAGTGGTGATTAAGCGCAACATTTCTGGTTGAATCACAACATCAAGGGATGAAACATCGATTTCCAAAGCATCCAAAGTGGTTAGATCTGGCGCGTTTTGGATCTGAACAGCTAATGAAGGTTGTTCAGTTGGTTTAGGATTTTGAAACTCTTGTAATCGGCGGCTAATTGCACGTAGCAAAGGTTGACGCTGATCCTCGGTCCACGTCTTTGTATCGCTAACTAGGGCATTTGCTTCTTCTGGTGACTTTGTACTTTGAAGGCGTGTTAAGAGACCTTGAAGTTGTTCATTCCACTCTGCAGTCTCTTTCTTAACTTGATCAAAATAGTGGCCAGTTTCGTTTCTTGGCTTATGTACGTCATCAAGTTTGGTTTCTTCAAACGATGCAAGTTTTATATTGATACGTGTTGCTAACTCTGCATGTTCAACTTCTGATAATTCATCATTTGAATTAATACGGCGCCGAACTTCATTTAATGCATGTTTAGAGTTTGCATTATTAATTTCAGAAACAAACGCATCACAAAGTACCGATAATTCTGGCTCAAGTTTATCCTGGTTAAATAATTCATGATCTTGGCTTTCAGCCACAACCCTTTCTTGTGCTAACTGATCCAACTTTGCTAGCTTGGCAGCGTTTATTGCATCAAGCTGTGAAGCATTGAATCCATTTTTATCAAGGCCAAAACATGTGGCTTCAACATCCTCAATAGTTAAGCATGTTGCAATTGCATCAATAACAAGATCTTTGTTGTGTTCAATCTGTGGATCTACAGCATCTTTTTTGCTTTCACGCTTGCGAGTTTGTTTTGGCTCAGAGGAGCTATCCGCTTTTAATGGTTTTCCAGTAAAGTCCTCGCATCGCACTATTACGCCGTTGTGCACGCCAATAACATTATGGAAAGCACGGATTTGGCTTTCAGCGTCAAATATACTTCGTTGGACCAGTCCATTTTCTACCATTCCAATCAAATGTTTATTTTTACTGTTGTATTTTCCTTTTAGAATATGTGAGCAAGTAAAGTCGATAACAAAAATATCCTGTTCATCTACCAGCTCATCTAATTCGTATGGTTTGGTAAATTTGAAGCCTGAAAGTTCGATTTTTTCAATATCAATGCAAAATTCATAATCAGGCAACCCGAACACAGTTGCAGGAAATTGGTCCAGTTCCATGAAGTCAGAATCTTTAAAACGACATAGAAGGTTTTTACCCTTTTGTAAGGCTGCAAAGGCATCTTGAGCATTTAAAATATTATTCATGGTCTAATCCTAGTGATGCATATTTGTATTTTGGCCATTCATGGGATTACCTTGAGACCATCCCATTTGATCAGCACGTGCACGGCAGGCATTGTTGATACCAACAAAGAACGTTGTTCCTTTAAAGGTTTCGATAGCAGTATCTAAAGTCCGTGGATTCTTGGCATTTTTGATAGAGACAAGAGCATCTTGATAACGATCAGCTAGGGGCTTTGTGTTTGGCTGAATTTGCTGATTGTTACCACGCTGATTATTCTGGCTATTTGATCTTTGTTGATTTTGACTATTATTGTTTTGTTGGTTATTAGGTGCTTGAGACCCAACTTGATGCTGATAAGCATCTGTATCAGGATCTTGGGTATCATCAATAAGGAATAAGCCATTTAATGCATATTTACGGGCATAAGAACTTGAAGCACCAAATGTTTGGGCTACATCCATTCCTTTCTTAGTGATATCAACGCCAGCATGTGCAGTAGCAATAGTTTGTTTACCATTGGCATCGGTGAATACGGCCTTAGCTGTTAAAACTACTACTGAACCTATCTCTCGAACCTCATCTGTTAAGACTAAGCTAGCGCCATATTGATGAAGGAATGGTTTAACTCCCTCTAAGATGTCCTCAAGGCTACGGTAATGGAATTTACCAAAGCTGTTATATTTGCTCTTTGGTGCTTTTAATTCCTGTTGAATGGTGCGTAACACATCTAATTCAGCAGATTGCGATTGTTGTTGACTCATGACAGATCCCCTTAATTAGATTGTGCGTTGTGGTATGTGGTACGTTGATTGGCGCTATAACGTGAAACTTGGCTGTTACGTGCCGTGCGTTCAATTGCACGTTGCTTATTCACTGCCTTTTTAAGCTCACGTTTAAACCATGTCTTAGATAGATCATCTGTAGTGATCTGGCGAAGTTCGCCATCTTGTGAATCACGAACACGGATTGAATACCAATCGAATTTTTGGTCCTGGGCACCGCCAAAGAACTCATTGTCAAAGTCTGGCGTATAGTTCAATGAAAGCTTGGCCAAATAAATTTTTGGGCCAAGGCGAACGTTGTAAAAGCCATCTTTATCTTTGCAAAGGTACTGGCTAAAAGGGGTAGTGAATTTAGTAATCATGATCACCCCCGAGCCATTTTGTTTTTTTCGATGTGGGCGGTGATGATCGAAATCATGTTTCTAATATCATCAGCGTTTGTGAAATCGCCGTAATTACCATCATTTGGTGTGAATATCTGGTCAACAGCCAAGTTGGTGATATGGATTGTTGGTTGTTCTCCGCCAATTGCACCGTTCCATTCATCAACCAGTTCAAAGTCAAAGCTTGTATAAACTCTAAATCCGTCAAGATTTACTACGGCCTTGCCAGTGGTTGATGATGTGATTTGAACTGCTAACACACCGTATGTAGATTGCGTATTTGCATAATTGTAAGAAGGGGCGATTTCTACTGGCTTGGTAACTAGTGCGTATGCACCAGTTAAAACACCTACGCCAAAAGTAGCGGCTGCGCATTTTTTTAACAGACTCTTGCGAATTGCAAAGCTGCGATTGTGATTTAATACATTTTGTTCCATAATCTACCTCATGTAAGTGAGAAGCCCCGTCCAGTCCGCCAAGATTTTTCGGGGCTTTTTGCTGTCTATGAGATTAATATTAACTATGGTTAATTTTCTAGTCAAGATTTAAATTAACTATGATTAATAAATTTTATTAACTTTAATTTATTTTTTTAATAGACATAAAAAAAACCCGCATTAAGCGGGCTGTATCACTCACTACTAATTTAGTGGTCTAGATCTTCTTTTAGCTCTATATGTATAACGCATGCAGTCAATCACTTGACCTACAAAATGGCAATTCTCATCTAAAGGAATAATATTTGGTTTGAATTCAGGATTAAGAGCCTGAAGGTAGCGTGAATTGTCTGTTTCAATTACTAATTTCTTGAAGGTTGCATCTTCAAACTTTCTTACAACTATCATATCGCCTGATTGCATATCACTATAATAAACATCAGGATCAACAAGAATGTAATCGCCTTCAAGAAACTCAGGTTGATTACTAATGCCTTGAACTTTCAAATAAAAACAATTCGTGCATTCTTCTGGTAAAGGAAGCCACTCCTCAACTTGAGACATATCCACTGCCTGAACATTCGTGAAAGATCCAGCTTGAACCCATGACAATACTGGGGCTAATCGTGCAGGCTTATTGGATACATTATTATCAACTATCTGTTGTTCTTTACCACCATACAAAAGCCAGTCATCCGTTACGCCTAAGTATTTCGCAATTGTTTTTAGATTGTCAGCAGTAGGAATACTCACTCCATCAAGCCACTTCTTAGCAGATACAGCAGACTTTTTAGTTGCTCGTGCTAAATCCGCGGCTTTTAGATTTTTCTCATCTAACTTTTGCTTAATACGTTCGTGTAAAGACATAACAAACATTTCCCAAATATTAACTAATGTTAATACGCTGTATTGAAACTATGGTTAACAAGTGGTAAATTCGCTTTATTAACTATGGTTAACTTGGTGCAACTATGAATTACAGTGATTTTATGAGTTTTCACAATTGTAAAAATCGAAAAGAGCTTTCAGATAAAACCGGCATTTCAAAAGTGACCTTGTGGAAGTGGGAGAACAAAGGCATTCCATTAAGAACACAGGCAGTTTTACAGGTAAAAACTGACGGGAAATTGAAAGCCGATAGCGAAGCTTTAAAAGCTTAGGAATAACTATGAGCAAAGTATCTATTGAATTAAGTGCAAGAGCTAGAAATGCTCAATCACTCATATTGCAATCGTTTGCAGGGGTAGTAAATGCAACGCTAGCCGAGGAAATTGGATTTGATGGTCCTTGGTTGTCAAAGTTCAAGAACGATAAAAAAATCAATGGATTGAGTGATCTTGAAACACTTTGTGTTTTATTGGACAAGCTTGGACTTAAAGTTATTCCTGAAAGCTATGAGTGTTATGACAAGAAATTTGTGGAAGCAATTTTCTTTTTGGCTCGTATGCAGATTACGCACTCTGCAGATATCAATGACTACCAATTTGCATCTATTGCACCGCGTTTAGCGGAATTTGGATATTAAAAAACCGCATTCCTGTTGGAGCAGGTTAGCGGTTAGCGTTCATGAATATTAGGAAATCTAGAACATGACAAATATATCAAACAGTGGCATTTCAAACAAGCAACAGATGGCACAGCAAAGACTTGTACAAACAATTCAATCCTGGCATGAGCCAGCAATGGAAACTTTAAACAGTTATCTGAATGTAAGAAGGGCCAATTTACGAAAAATCAATCGTGATGAGGCAAATGCTGCAGTAACACGTGATGAGCTTGTCGAGGCATTACACCAATGCCATCGTATGAGTTATTGCGATGCTGGGCTTGTCATCACTAGTCTCTTGAGGGCTGATCGAATCATCATGTTTGGTCGCTTTATCCAGGTTAAAGACCAGGGCGGTGATGCATGAAAAAACCTTATCACATTAGTTTTAGTGGTGGGCGTACATCCGCATACATGACTTATTACATGCTAAATAATTTTAGTCACCTCTATGACTTCATTGTCACATATGCAAATACGGGCTTGGAGCATGAAAAGACTTTAGAGTTTATCCGCAACTGTGATGAGCAGCTTGGTTTTAATACAGTTTGGTTGGAACCTGTCATACACCCTGAAAAGCGTGTGGGGACCACACATAAAATCGTTTCATTTGAGACAGCGACGCGCAATACAGATCTCTTTGAATCAATGATTGAAAAGTATGGCATTCCAAATATTGTCTATAAGCACTGTACACGTGAATTAAAAATCCGTCCGATGGATTCCTATCTCCGAAGCTTGGGGTTAAAGCCAAAAAATATACCCACGGCTATCGGCATACGCGCTGATGAATTGAAACGTTGTGCCGGTGATGCTGAACAAAAGAATTTTGTATACCCCTTGGTTGTTGATCATCCAGTTGATAAGAAATTTATTCTGGACTGGTGGTCACAACAAGTATTCGATCTCGGTTTAGAGGAGGAAGAGGGTAACTGCAACATGTGTTTTGAAAAATCATTTCCAAAGCTATTGAAGCAACTCGCGTCAAATCCTGATGCCTTGGAGTTTCATCTGCGGATGGAGCGCATACATGGTCAAACGAATAACAAACCTGGTATGCCTGATCGTGTATTTTTTCGTCAAAACAAATCAGCTCTTGATGTGTTGGATATGAGTTATCAGGAGTCTGCGGCATGAGTAAATACACCCCGAATACCTTTCATGTTGTAATCAAAGCTAATTTTATAGGAGCTACAACATGAAAAATGAATTTGTGATTTGCCAATATTGCGAAGAAGAGTATGCAGTCGATTATTACAGCAAAATTCATCCAGAAGTTATTTTATGCAACCCATGTGCAAACATGATTTTGGATACTGTGCATAAGGCGCAATATGGCCGAGACGTTTTTGGACGAACAACCGAAAAAGCACCGAAAAAATATATCAAAAAGAAAATTGGTATGAAGCTTCGCCTAGAGGTTTACGAACGTGATGGATTCAAGTGCGTTACCTGCGGTGTTCAGAAAAATTTGACACTGGATCATATTAAGCCAGAGATCTTAGGTGGTGTATCAACAATAGAAAACCTCCAAACAATGTGTAAGTCATGCAATTCATCGAAAGGTACTGAGTACGATGAACCTGACGAGGGGGGCGAATGAGTTTAGATGCAACAATTTGGGCGTGGAAGGCTGACGTTAAAAACGGTAGCCAGCGCCTTGTACTTTTGACTTTAGCTGATCGTGCAGGTGAGAACCACCGGTGTTTTCCCAGCATAAAAAGAATGGAGAAAGATACTAAACTCAATCGCAAAACAATTATGAAGGTTTTAGACGAGCTTGAAGCTGATTCTCATATTAAGTTTACAGGCGAAATAGTAGGAAATGGCGTAAAAATCTACCAATTAATTGGTGTTTTTGGTCGTGAAGATGACTCAACAACCAGTACCAAAAAAGGGACTAGTTCCGAAAACGGAACAGGTGCCAATTTAGGTACTGGTTCCAATAATGGTACTAGTACCAATAATGGGATGCCGAGTAGTCCCAATAACGGGTCTGGTACCAGTACCAATATTGGGACACAGAACCTCCCATATAACTCTCCAAATGAATCTATAAATAAAAAACATTGGCTTTGTTCAAAAAAGTTGAGTTTGGAAATTGCTCAAGCTAATCCAATGATCAATCCAAATGACATCATTTCATCGACTTGGTTCAATCGTGAGTTTAGAGCTTTCGAGATTTTCAATGCAGAAAAATCAATGTGTGATGACTTGATGATTTATCACTTTGCAAACTGGTTGCTTATAGCTAAAGCAAAAATGGACCGCCTAAACAGTCCTGCTCAAACAAACTACAAATCAGGATCTAATGCCCCTTTAACTGAAAAACAAATCCAGTTTTTAGCAGGGAAATTGGCTCGCTTACCTGATTTCGGCAAATACGCCGTTGGTAATGAATCCCATGAACAACTTGCATTGCGTTTAGAGGCCATGTTGAGAGATCCAAAGAATATTGAAAAATGGGCTGAATATTTAGCGGCAATAGGATTTAAACAAAAAGGAGCTGCAGCATGATTAATTTAAACACGCCTGCAGGTATTCAAAACCTGAAAGCGATAGTTCAAGAGTTTGATGATTGTTTGTATATCGAGCGTGATTATTTCTTCGATAAACACTACACGCTAGTCCAAAGCGAAGCGGACATTGAAAAAATACGTGCTGCAGTGAAAGCGGCTGAATTGCGCAAAGGTGTTCAGATCAAGGTCGATTTCTACAACGTTCCAGACAAGGGGATGCGCCGTATTCGTTTCAAAGGGCTGGGTGTTGTCGATCGTTGTGAAGATGGGCGAGTTTACGGCCGCTTGGATGATGGCCGCCCGTTTTGTTGTTTCGTCTCAGATGTTGATTCCTTGGATGCAGATACTTTGGCAATTAAACCTAAAGGCTATGCAGAAATGATGGTTTTGCGTAGTGCATACGTGCAGGGCAATAGATCACCTGAGGCAAAACAAGCGAACAAGCAATACACGCAGATCCGCAGAAAAGGATTATTAAGCCAGGTTAAAACATTTGCCGCTTACAAGGAGCAAAGCCAATGATTCGAGTCGGTATCGATTGCGGCGTTAAGACTGGTTTTGCTGTGGCCACCAAAGGTGTTTTGAATCGAGTTGAGACATTGACGATTACAAAGGCGATGGAAGAGGTCAAGTTATTACATGCTCAAGATCCTGATTTAGTAGTTCGAATTGAAGATGCACGTTTACGCACATGGTTCGGATCTGCAGACGCGCGACAAGCTAAGTCGGGAGCTGGTATACGCGAGGGGGTAGGCTCTGTTAAACGTGACTGCAGCATATGGGAGCAATTTTGCATAGAACAGGGTATTAAATTTGACCTAGTACACCCTGCAGCAAATACCACAAAAACCAAAGATGCGTATTTTAAAAAAATAACTGGCTGGGCAGGTAGAACAAGTGAGCACAGCCGCGATGCTGCAATGTTAGTTTTCGGACGGTTGAAATGAGAAGAAATAATAACGAGTGGTTATTCATATTGATTTTTATTGTATTGGCCATTGTTGCAGTGGCCATTAACACATGGAACACGGTTCAAGTTTGTAAAGATCAGGATGTGTATTGGGTCAATGGAACCCAACACATCTGCAAGTTGTTTAAATAGTAGGAGCGCAATGTATGTTAGTTGAGAAGTTTGATTTTTTGGAAGTATTGCGACTTGCTATTGCTCAAAGCGAGGGTAAGGGGAAAATTACTAAAAGTATTGTTCTTGGTGAAATGGCTCTGTTGTCGCCTGGTGCAAAAATGTGGGCAGAGATATTGGTCGAGCGTGTTGATTTTGAGCGTATTGCTATCATTACACCAGCAGAGGAGCAAACAGAATTATTTATCAGTAAATATGACTTTAACTATCAAGTTGAACGCCGTATTGAAGACAAGCCCGGTAAAGTTGAGTTTAAAACTGGTGAAATTAAATCGGCTTTATTCTTTAAGGTGCGTAATAAATTAGCCAAAGTCATTCACAAGGAAATGGTTAAGAAGAATTTTAAACCTAATAACCCGCAAGGATCTTTAGAGAATGTGGCTAAGGCAATGGCAGAGGTCGTATTGCGCGGTCATTTGTTTGTTAAAGCTATGTGTCCGCCGTGCCAAGGCTTAGGTAAATTAGAGATATTTGATGGTCATAAAAACCCAATTGGCACTAAATTTTGTGAAAAATGCGAAGGATCTGGAAAACGGCCATATACGCTTAAAGAGAAAATAGACATTGCACATTTAACAATTACTAAAACGGCATATATCAAAAGCTATCAAAAATATGAGCAACTGGGGGAGTCGATAGTTGCCGAGTGGGAAAACGAGATCCGAGCTAGACTAGCAAAATCTTTTCACTTTGATGAACATTCAATTTCCGAAGGAAAAATGAAAGAGCATCAAATCGGGTGGGAGTATATAAACTTCCCTGTAGTGACTTAAATATAAACTTGACAGCAGGGTATACAGTTCAGTATAAGTATTTCTAAAATGGGCGTTTTATTAATTAGATGCCCTCAAAGGTTACCAAGGCTCGCATATGCGAGCTTTTTTTATGCCTAGAATTTTAAAGGTGCTTGTGACATGCATAAGCGATCTATCAGGAGAATGATGATGAAAACATTAATCTAACGGGTAGTGCGCCACCCGAACCAAGGGCGAATATAAAGGAATTTGGCTGAACGGATTACGGCACATGAAGCCCCGCTGCGATAATGGTGTTGGCGGGGCTTTTCCTTTCTTTTTTGGAGCCAATATGAATAAAAACAAAAATATTGATGATGAAATACGAGAAGTCGAACAAGAGCTAAAGCATGTTGGTAGTTGTACAACCAAGGGCTTAACAGCCGAACAGATCGCTCAATTAGATGAGCGATTTTTTTTGGCCATTAAAAAATTATCCTGGCTTAAAGGTCGCCGTGATATACGGGTGAAAGAATGGAAGTCGACAAGTATTTTAAATTCACTAGAAAGCGTGCACCGAAAACCAAGCCTAAAAGCAGACCGCTGCCGAAAGCGAATGAAAAATACATAGTAGCTTTTGAGGATATGGAGCGAGCCTTAGAGGTTTTGGATATTAAATATGAAAAGTTGTTCCAGTTTAAATCAACCAAACACTGGCGTTTTGATTTTCATTTAATTGAGTATCGAATCCTGGTTGAAATTGCGGGTGGACCTTGGTCTGCTGGTCGGAAAAGAAAACAGTTTTCGCATGATGCTGATCGTGAACACACCGCTTATGAAATGGGATTTACGATCGTTCGTTTAGAGTCAGCCGCAAGATTTAAAATTAATGAAGCGGGGCCATTACAGATACAAGCTAGCTTTGCACTGCAATGGCTTAAAAATTTAAAGAGGCATACATTTAATGAGCCAAATAAGACCATTTCCACCGACTGACTTGATCGACCAAGCAGACAGTGAGGAGGCAATACGCCTTGCACCGGCACCAGATCTTATGGATTGGGTTGTTAAAAACTTTTTAACTATTGGTGGGCCATTGCACAATCCTGATCATGACCATATTGCAGAGCTTATCCATGATTGTGAGGACTTTATAGCATTTGCATGGGCATCTTCGGCATGTACTGCGAAAAAGCGCATGGTTCTTGGCCAATGTGAAAAGGTTATGTTTAACCAGGGCGGATGGCGTAAAGCACGACAAGAGCAACAGATGCGAGACTGGTTTGGGTACGTGCCCATATACCTAATCACAATTGATGCTAGTTTTTGCGAGCAAGCCACTGACCGAGATTTTTGTGCTTTGATTGAGCATGAGCTATACCACATCGGCGTAGAACGTGATGAGGATGGCGAGCCAATCTACAGTGACATGACAGGGCTACCAAAGCATTACCTGGCTGGTCATGACGTTGAGGAGTTTGTCGGTGTGGTGAAACGATGGGGAGCGAGCGAAAATGTTAAACGACTTGTTGAAGTCGCAAAGCAAGCGCCGTTTGTTAATGATGTAAACATTTCCAAGTGCTGTGGAACCTGCCTTGTAAGTTGAGCCATATGGCTCTTTTTTTTGGCCTGTTTCCTTGATGGGCCTTGATGGATTTTGAATTATGGCAAAGCTAAAAAAAGCCGAGCAACTTTATATAGTTCGGTCACTTGCGCAATTCATGACACCCACAGAAGTTGTTAAGGACATCAAGGATAAATTCAACATCGATGTGTCACCGCAGCAAGTGGAAGCCTACGACCCCACCAAGGTTGCAGGCAGAGATCTACGAAAGGAATACAAGGACGTATTTGAAACAACACGGGATGAATATCTCAAGCAACCAATCCACAACATCAGTGGAGCTAATGACATTGTTCAGCTCAAAATTTTAAGCGATCTGCTTTGGTCTAAAAAAAATAATGTAACGATGACAGTTAAGATCGTGGACCAAATGCAAAAGATCATGAAAGGCTTCTATGAGAAGCGTGTCGAAATTACAGGGGCAGGCGGTGGGGCAATAAAAACGGAAAATACTCAAATCCCATCACCACCAATTCTTACACCGGAAGAACTTGCCGCGATGTCGCCGTTAGAACTTTCTCGTTTAGTCCTGACAGGTAAGAAATGACTTATGCACTTGATGAGATTGCGCCATTAATCAAACTGTGGACGATTAATACACGGTTACCAGATGTTGTGGCCGAAATGTCACGGCGTTACTACTACAAAGCTGTAATTGAGCAGAATGAACTAAGCATACAGGCAGAGCTATATAAGTGCCGCACAGATCCGATTCATTGGTTCAATCACTGGATCTGGACATACGATCCGCGTGGTATGTCGTTTGGTCTGCCTGCAAATATTCCTTTTGTGTTGCGCCCCAAGCAAGTTGAATTGGTCGAATGGCTATTAGAGCGAGAGAACACACAGACCCATGGCTTAATTGAAAAATCCCGAGATGAGGGAATGAGCTATGTTGTCCTGGGATATTTCTTACATCGATGGTTATTCGTAGATGGCTTTGCAGGTGGTGTGGGTAGCCGTAAAGAAGAATTGGTAGATAAGAAGGGCGACCCTAAAACGCTGTTCCATAAATTCCGCGATATGTTCAGCAAAATGCCTGACTGGATGAAGCCAAAGGGATTTGTTGAGAAAGTGCATGATAACTACATGCGGATTATCAATCCCGACAATGGCGCAACCATTACCGGTGAAGCCGGTGACAATATTGGCCGTGGTGGACGTACCACAATGTATTTTCTTGACGAGTGGGCATTCGTAGAGCGACAAGAGGCTGTTGATGCTGCTATATCGCAAAATACAAACGTGCATATCAAAGGATCTACACCCAACGGGATTGGTGATCGATTTCACCAGGATCGTTTTAGCGGCCGTTACGCCGTTTTTTCTATGCCTTGGCGAGCAAATCCCGATAAGAACTGGACCGTTGAATATAACGGGAAACAGATCCACCCATGGTATGAAAAGCAACTGGCCACACTGGATGATGTTGTCTTGGCTCAGGAAGTCGATATTAACTATGCCGCTTCTGTGGAAGGTGTCTTGATTCCATCCACATGGGTACAGCTTGCTTTAGATGCACATGTGAAGCTTGGCATTGAGCCTACAGGTGATCGTATTGCAGGTCTGGACGTTGCGGATGAGGGTAAGGATAAGAACTCTTATGCAGCACGTCACGGCGTTGTTATGACCTATTTAGATACATGGTCAGGTAAAGGCGATGATATTTTCGGGACAACACAAAAGGCCATGGATCTAAGTATCGATCAATCAATAGACACGTTGTTTTACGATGCCGATGGCCTAGGTGCTGGATGTCGTGGTGATGCACGTGTCATTAATGAGATACGTAGAGAGCAAGGATTATCCGAGGTAGATGTTCAGCCATTCCGAGGATCTGGTGCAGTGCATGAGCCAGAAAGTCAGATGGTTGAAATGCGTTTCAATAAGGATTTCTTCGCAAATCTCAAAGCACAGTCTTGGTGGTCTTTGCGTTTGCGCTTTCAGGAAACTTTTAGAGCACTGGAAGGGCGTGAATATGATCCCGACATGATCATTTCACTATCTAGTGAGTATATCGACCCTAAGGAGTTGGCATTGCTCACTACCGAGTTATCACAGCCTACATATACAAAGAACGGTGTGGGTAAGATCTTAGTCAACAAGCAACCAGACGGGACGGCATCACCGAACCGCGCTGATAGCGTCATGATTTGTTTTAACCCGCAGATTGCAGCCTTAAGTGTTTGGGGCAAGCTTTAATACGAGAAAATTATGGGAATCTTAAAATTTACGGCGGACAGTTTCCAAAACTTCGCCGCTCGCGTTGGCTTGGGTTCAGGAAACCAACATGACCAGTCCGGTTATGGGTTCAATTACTTAAGCCGCAACCGATTAAAACTCGAAGCAATGTATCGCACCTCTTGGGTTGTTGGCCAAGTCGTTGATGTTGTCGCTGATGATATGACACGTAAAGGCTGCAACATTAAAGGATTTAGCTCACCTAAAGATGGGGAGATGATTGACCAAGAGATGGATCGCCTGCAGGTATGGGATCGGCTTAATAAGACAATTAAGTGGTCCCGCCTTTATGGGGGAACCATTGCTGTAATGCTGATTGATGGCCAGAACGTTTCTACGCCGTTAAATACCAATACAGTCGGTAAAGGACAATTTAAAGGGCTATTGGTTTTAGACCGCTGGATGGTTCAGCCATCTATGCAAGATCTTGTCACTGAATATGGTCCTCATTATGGGATGCCTAAATATTACGATGTGATCCATGATTCAGTTGGGCTGTGCAACCAGAAGATCCATTATTCACGTGTGATTCGTATGGATGGCGTTGAGCTGCCATATAACCAATCAATCACAGAAAACCTTTGGGGCCAATCAGTCATTGAGCGTTTATTAGATCGATTGACCATTTTTGACAGCGCAACTTTAGGCGCTGGCCAGTTGGTCTATAAGGCTCATTTACGCACCTACAAGGTCAAAGGGTTACGCAATGTCATTGCTGCAGGTGGCAAGCTTTTTGATGCCCTGGTAAAGCAGATTGAACAAATCAGACTATGGCAATCTAACGAGGGTTTGACCTTGATGGATGCCGAGGATGAATTTGAGACTCATCAATACAGCTTTACTGGCCTGGATAATTTACTTCTGCAGTTTGGGCAACAGATCTCTGGTGCAACCGGTATCCCTTTAGTGCGCTTATTTGGCCAATCACCTGCAGGACTAAATGCGACTGGTGAATCTGATCTGGCCAACTATTACGACAATATCAATCAACAGCAAGAGGGCCGATTGCGTACGCCGTTGCAGATCCTTTATGCCGTATTGTCGATGTCTGTGGTTGGAAAGCCTTTACCTGATTCATTCGACTTTCAATTCGCCTCATTGTGGCAACTTGGGGACGATAAAAAAGCAGAGGTGGCCAAGAATGTGGTCGATGCTGTATCTGCAGCTGAGGAATCTGGGCTGATCAAACGGTCTACAGCCCTTAAAGAGTTACGCCAATCAAGTGAAGTCACTGGGATCTTTTCTCATATCACTGACGAGGAAATTAAAGATGCTGATGATGAAGATCCACCACCGCCAGGGGAACGTTTAGACGATGAAGAACCAAATCAGCCGCCTAACGCCGAATCGGGCGCGAAAGATGGAGATCCGGTACAGTCAGCAGCTTAGAAAGATTGCCCATTATGTCGACACCATTGTTAAGGGTTTCGATGTTCATGATCCGAGTAAGTACCCCATTATTGTGAATGCATTAAACCAATATGCAGAGACCTTGCATTTTTGGGCACAAAACACGGCGGGGAGAATTATCACAGATGTTGCTTTACGTGATGAGAAAACTTGGCTTATCTATGCACAAGATCTATCCCGTGGAGTGCGTGAACAGATCCGAGATACTGATACAGGTGCGGTGTACCAAGAGTTGCTAAATGAGCAAGTACGCCTGATAAGATCGCTACCACTGGAAGCAGCTCAGCGCGTTCAGGATCTATCGACTAGATCTTTAATTGAGGGGGTACGGTCAAGTGAGATTGCAGGCTTGATCATGGCCACTGGACAGGTGACTAGATCCAGGGCTAATACAATTGCCCGCACTGAGGTCAGCCGAGCATCATGTCTATTTACGCAGGCCAGAGCCGAGAATCTTGGATCTGAGGGGTATATATGGCGCACCAGTGAGGATGGAGATGTTAGGCCATCCCATAAGGAAATGAATGGGAAATTCGTTTTGTGGAGTACCCCACCTGTCTTAGATCGATTGCGTGGACATGCAGGATGTTTACCTAATTGCCGGTGTTATGCAGAGCCGGTAATAGCAATTGATTAGAATTATTTTTTGATATAGATTAAGTTATTGTTATATTTGTTTTTCTAAACTTTATAAGGAAAATTTAATGTCAATTCAAGCAGGTGATGTGGTCAAGTTGAAGTCTGGAAGTCCTCCTATGACAGTTAGTGTAGCTGGTCAGACAAAAGCAGTATGTGTTTGGTATGAGAATGGGGAAGTTAAAACTTCTCAGATTGAGATAACTGCTTTAACTAAAGCTTAATTTTGCTAAAAACACTAACCACCTTCGGGTGGTTTTTTTACGCCTAATGAAAAGGTGAACCATGTTTAAACCTAAAAAGACCAAAGACCAAAAAACGGTTGATCGTTCAGAGATCTATACGACTGGCCAGTTGGGACGCACCCGAGAGATTACCCCAGAGGGTTATTTGCTATGCCGTGATGTTCCGATCGCGCGTATCGGAACCTTGATGTATGCAGACGGCGAGGTCCCAGTCACTGCAGACAATACTGGCTTGATCATCATCTATCGTGGTGAAGATGTTCTTTTTGATCCCATCACCATTGCAAGTGCAGAAAGCAAGCCTATTACAGATGACCATCCTGATGATTGGGTAACGCCTGACAATTGGAAAGAATTATCCAAGGGCGTAGGTAAAGATGTTCGCCGTGGTGATGGTGTCGATTCTGACTTTCTAATGGCTGACCTTTTGGTCATGGACAAAGAGACCATACAAAAGGTTCTCGATGGAAAAGTAGAAATTTCCCTGGGCTACGATGCTGACTATACAGAGACCAGCAAGGGCAAAGGGTTACAGAGCAATATTCGGGTGAACCATATTGCATTAGTTGAAAAAGGGCGATGCGGTTCTCGCTGCTCAATAGGAGATAGTTTTATGTCTGATAAGACGAAAAAGAAAAAAGTCAGTTTTGCTGACCGTATTCGTAACTTGGTAAAGACTAAAGATGCAGACGAGGCTGAGAAATTAGCCAAATCGGTTGAAGATTCGGACATTGAAATTGAAACTGAGGACGATGACGAACCTGAGGAGGGAAAAACTAAAACAGGTGATGCGGCATTTCAGGCCGAAATGCTAAGTTTTATGAAAACTATGGATAAGCGCATGTCAGCCATTGAAAAGAAAAAAACCAAGGACTCGGACGAACCTGAAAAGAAAACCGAGGATGGTGATGAACCTGAGGAAGAAACAAAGGACGGCGGTGATCTAACCGAGGCAGAGAAAGCCGAAAAACTTTCTAATGAAGGTGTCCAGTCTTATACAGGTGATTCATTAAAAGAAGTTGTTTCACGTGCAGAGATACTTTCGCCTGGTTATCGCATGCCTACCTTGGACAGTGCCAATAATGGCAAAGCTGTACTGAATGTTAAACGCCAGGTGCTTAAAGCTTCTTATGCGACTCAGGATGGCCAGAAAGCCATTGCACCATTTGTTGGGGTAGATCCTGATTTTGACAAGTTACCCACCCATACAATTGATGCAGCTTTCGCAGGGGCATCGGAATTGATCAAGCAGCAGAACAATGCCCGTGGTGTTCGTTCTGGAATTAGAACCAGTGATTTCGGTCGATCTGCACCAACGCCTGCCGAAATTAATGCAAAAAACCGTGAATTTTGGAATAAATAAGGATAGGAAATATGTCTAACGCATTTTTATATCGCATGCCGAGTGGCATCCCTGGTGATGTCTCTCGTAAAAGCCAATCAACAATTGAATCGCATCCTGTAGGTGCACAGTTCGCTGCATTTGGTCTATTTGGTAAGATCGATGGTACAACAGGAAAGTTTGTACCACTCGCTGCAGCAGATACGGCGGCAGTGATTTACGGTTTATTTGTTCGCGCTTACCCAACTCAATCAGCGCAAAACGAATTAGGCAAAGCAGTGCCTCAGCCTAACGGCATTCAAGACGTTTTACGCCGTGGTTATATGACGGTGAAATGTAATGCTGGTAATGCCAAAAAAGCAGGTACTGTTTATGTGCGTGTCACTGCAGGCACAGAAGCCAAGCCAGTTGGTGGAATCGAAGCCGCAGCAGATGGTGCAAACAGTATTGCATTGCCTAGTGCCTTTTTCATGCATGATGCGGACGCAAAGGGCAACGTAGAAATTTCATTCAACATCTAAAACAATATTGATTCGCACAGCCACCAATGAGGTGGTTTTTTTGTGCCTGGAGAAAACACAATATGAGTAAGTTATTAATTGCAACTACTCTTGCCCAAGCTGTGGCCATGGGTACTGCAACCCCCGTACGTGCACGTACACGTGACCACATGATGACCTTTGATGCTCAGACTGTGGATAGCACTGGTGCGTTTCTGGTTGGTGAATTAGAACGCTTAGATCAAACCATGCATGAGCCTTTGGCTGATGTCACTTGGTCACGTGATATCGATCTACGTTCCGACGTATCCATTGCAGATGAAATTTCGAGTTTCTCAAATGCTACCTTTGCTGCAGCTGGTGGCGCATCGCCACAGGGTAAATCTTGGGTAGGTAAGAACGCTGATGCGATCCAGGGGATTGCGTTGGATATCGGCAAAACAGCTCAACCATTAACCTTGTGGGCCAATCAGATCGGCTGGACACTTCCAGAGCTTGAATCGGCTCGCCAAGTCGGTCGTCCTGTAGATGCCCTTAAACATAGCGGCTTAATCCTTAAACACAATATGGACACTGATGAGCAGATCTATATCGGTGACGACATCGTTGGTGTTAAGGGTTTACTCAACTCGGATAAGGTTGGAGCAACTAACGTCAATAAAGAATGGTCGGTTGCCACAGCAGACGAAATTCTCGCTGACGTAAACATGATTTTGTATAACGCATGGGTTGCTTCGGCTTTCGCTGTTTGTCCGTCTAAATTGTTATTGCCGCCTGAGCAATTCGGTTTGATTGTTACGCGTAAAGTTTCGGAAGCAGGCAACATCTCAATTCTGGAATACATCAAAATCAACTGTATCTCTATGGCTAAGAATGGCAAGCCGTTAGATATCCAGCCATCTAAATGGTGTGTTGGCCGTGGTACTGCAGGCACTGACCGCATGATGTGTTATGAGCAAAATGAAAACCGTGTTCGCTTCCCGATGGTGCCGTTACAGCGTACGCCAGTTGAATATCGTGATTTACGTCAATTAACCACATATTACGGCCGTTTAGGTGCAGTTGAATGGGTTTACCCAGAAACTGCATTCTATGCCGATGGTCTGTAAGGAGAGCGACATGACTAAGCAAGTACAAATCCTCCTTACACGCCCATTAACGGTAAACCTTGGTACCAATGAACATGGTCAAGCAATTACAGTAAAACTTAATCCTGGTCTGCAATTGGTAGACCAAGAGGTTGCTGATAACTGGTTCGTTAAAGCCCATTGCCAAGAGCTCACCCAAGAAGATGTTGAAAACGGTGAGCTACAAAAGCAGGTTGAACAATTGCAAGGTGATCTGCAGACACTACAGGAACAATCGGACGAGGCCACAGTAACGATTGGAAAGCTGAAAGGTGATGTCCAGGATAAAGACCAAGAGATCAGCGATCTTAAAATCCAATTGGTTAAAGCACAGCAAGAACAATCACTGAAAGATGCTGAAACGATTCAGAATCTTACTAATGAGATTGGTTTGCGTGACACTGAAATCAGTGGTCTTAAAACAAAATTGGCCAAAGCAGAAAAAACTATTGCTGATGCTAAGGTCAAGGACAAAGAGCAGCCAAAGGAAGCTTAACCCATGATCAGTGAATCCTCCTTTCGTGAACAAATGCCATTCTTTGCAGATGCTGCACAATATCCATCATTCCAATTTAATTTTTACTTGAACCTTGGGAAAAAAATACTGAATGAGGACCGATGGGAGGATCTGCTTGATTATGGTTTGACGCTTTTTATCGCTCACTATCTCACGTTGTATAAGCGTGGGATGGATGCGGCCAGTGTTGGTGGTGATGCAGGCAAGATTGTAGGCAATGAGACCTCTAAGGCCGTGGACAGTGTTTCTAAGTCCATGGATGTGTCTGGTGTAATTATTACTGATGCAGGGCATTGGAATCAGACCACTTGGGGCGTTCAGTTCTATCAGATGTTGATGATGGCAGGTGCGGGAGGTGTTCAGTTATGAGTAGCAATGTCACCGCTACAGGTAACGGTCTATTAGATATTTTACAAACCGTTGCGGAATTATCAAAAGTTGATGTTCTGGTGGGTATTCCGCACGGCGAAGTGCGAACCGATGGGGATGGTCTCACAAATGCCCAGATTGGGTATCTGCAAGAAACTGGTTCACCAGCGATGAACATTCCTGACCGTGCTTTCCTTGTGCCAGGTGTTGAAGAAGTTCAAGACGAGGTAGGTGATACGCTGGTAAAAGCAGTTGATGCTGCTTTAACTGGTAATCATAAGCGCATGATGATGTTGCTTGAGTCTGCAGGGATGAAGGCAATGAACTCTGTTCGGGCCTATTTCGTAAATGGAGAGTTTGCGCCGTTGTCGTTGGCCACAATCCGAGCACGTGCACGGCGTGGACGTAAAGGCGCTAAGAAATATCTTAAGCAGCTCGAATCTGGTCCTGCAGAAACAGGCCTGGTTCGGCCGTTGATCGATACCGGAGAGCTGCGCAAGTCAGTTACATACATCATCATGAAAAAGGATAAGGAGGTAAAACGTGGCTCGTCTTGATGTCTCGGATGTACTTCTAGATCCTGATTTTATGGATACCGGTATTGTCTGTAATCGTACTGCAGTAATCGTGGGTAATAACGGCCGATCGCAAGAAACCATAACTACCACCACTTTTGCAGGTGTGGTGACTACCAATAGCGGTCTAAACATGGACCGCCGTCCTGATGGAACTTTGATTAAAGGTGCAATTAATATTCATACCAAGTTTGCTTTGTCCTCAGGTAATACTGAAACCAAAGCAGATGAGATCGTATGGCAGGGTAAAACCTACATCGTTTCTCAAGTTCTGGATAATTTGCATTATGGCCAAGGTTTCGTTAAAGCAATTTGTGAGCTTAAGCCACTGGGGTAAATCATGGGTGATTCTGCAACAGGGGGATATATCACCCCAAGTGGCGGATCTGCTTATGACCAGGAACTTGAGGACATTTTCCAAGCTTTCATTGTTGGGGTTACATCTTTACTAGGTGCAATGGTTCGGCCACGTTTCCAGAGAGATCCTCCGCCTTTCCCTGCGATTGGTGAGGATTGGTGCGCCTTCGCTGTAAAGTCGATAATTCCTGATGATGGGCCATACTTCGACCAGAAAGACGAGACAATGGATTCAATTCGACATGAAGAATTGACACTATTCCTATCGTTCTATGGTGATCATGGCCAATCGATCGCAAACGTCCTTAAGGATGGTCTAGCAATTCCGCAAAACATCGCGCAACTCAATGCGCAAAAAATCAAATTTATCAGTGTCGGTGAGCTCATCACCGCGCCTGACTTTCTCAATAATCAGTTTGTACATCGATATGACCTAACCGCCGTATTTAAGCGGAAAACATCACGCACGTTTGCTGTTAAGTCATTTTTAGATGCTGGAACAATAAATTTAACCAGGAGTAATCCATGACATTACCCGTTTCTAATGTCGTAAATGTCAGCATTAGCCTTGCTGCATTGGCGGCAGGACCTCGCTCGTTTGGCTCTTTGCTGATTCTCGGTGCTACCAGTGGCGTGATTGATGCGATTGAGCGTATGCGTGCTTATTCAAATATCACCGAAGTTGGTGAGGATTACGGCGTAGACGATCCAGAATATAAAGCAGCTTTGGCATATTTTGGACAGTCACCTAAACCGCGTACTCTCTATATTGGCTATTGGCACAAAGAAGGCACAGGGGCAGAAACCGCACAGGAAGCAGTTCAAGCATGTCTTGGGTCGTTGAAGTGGTACGGCTTGGTGATTGCATCAGATCTTACCGAGCAACAAGTCCTAGACGTTGGAGCATTGATCGAAGCTGCAGATCCTTCTCGTGTGTTTGGTTATACATCGCAGGATGAAAACAGTTTAGATTCAACCAATACCGCGAATATCCCTTATAAGCTTAAACAGAAGAAATTCCGCCGTACTATCTCAATCTTTTCCAGTGATAACCCTTATGCGGCCGCTTCGGTGTTTGGTCGTGCTTTCACTGTAAATTTCATGGGTACTAATACCACCATCACTTTGAAGTTTAAGCAGCTTCCTGGCATCGCTGCAGAGGATCTTAAAACGGCAGAGGCTAAGGCACTGGCAGCGATTAACTGTAACGTGTTTGCAGGCTACAACAATGACACGGCGATCTTGCAAGAGGGTGTCATGACTGATGGCACATTCTTCGATGAGATCCACGGCCTAGACTGGTTCCAAAATCATTTAGAGACCTCATTATTTAATCTCTACTACACCAACACAACTAAGATCCCGCAAACAGGTGCCGGTGTGAACCGTCAGTGTGGTGTCCTTGAAACAGCTTGTGAGCAAGGTGTGACCAATGGCTTGCTTGGTCCTGGTCGATGGAATGGTGACAGCTTTGGCGTACTTGAGACAGGTGATTATTTGCCAAAAGCATATTACGTCTTTGCCAATAGCTTAGATGATCAACCACAGGCAGAGCGTGAAGCACGTAAAGCGCCAGTATTTCAAATCGCGGGCAAGTTAGCAGGTGCAACACACTTTGCTGATGTTCTTGTCGCTGTAAACCGTTAAGGAGTAATTTGTGAGTACATATTCTTTTATGGATACCCAATGCACTTTAACCAGTGCAGACGCGGTGATTGATCTAGGTTATGGCGCTGCTATTTCGGATGAGGGTATTACCTTTGCCATGGCTGGTGACAAAAACACTATGACTATTGGTGCCGATGGTCAAGGCATGCATTCATTACATGCTGACAATTCAGGTCAAATCACCATTCGTTTTCTTAAAACCTCACCTACTAATGCCAAGTTAATGAACCTCTATAACTTGCAGAAAAATAGTTCTGTGAAGTGGGGCAAAAACACGATCACACTGAATCATGAAGGTTCAGGGGATAACCACACAGCCACCAAATGCGCATTTAAGAAAGTTCCAGACTATGTAAATGCCAAAGACGGCGGCATCGTGGAATGGGTATTCGACTCAATCAAAGTCGATATGAAATTAGGCACATATGAGTAAGGTTTTAAGTTATGGAAATTAATGGAATTGAATATTCGATCGGCCGCTTAAATGCGGTCGATCAGTTTCATGTATCCCGAAAAATTGCACCGATTGTGCCGAAGTTGATGCCGATTATTGCGGAAGTGGCCAAAGGTGATTTGGATAAGACAATTGCTGCTATCCAAGCACAACAAGCTCTTAACTCAACCGATGCTGCAGATGATCAGGATAAAGCAGATACGCCATCCCACAGCGACATATCGGCCGATCTCAGTGATCTTGAACCACTTGCTGATGCATTTTCTCCTTTAATGGATGTAATTGCACAAATGCCTGAGGAAGATGTGAATTACATTATTTTCAAGTGTCTAGCTGTAGTTAAGCGTGGCGGTGGGGTTGTTTGTCGCAATAACACAATCATGTTTGATGACATTGATATGACACAGCTATTGCCGTTGGTGATTGCAACAATCCGGATCAACTTGGGAAATTTTATTCAAGGGTTGCTTATGAAGGCATCGAGCATGAAGCAACCGCAATAAGTTTCAGGTCCTTGCCGGATGAGTCGGATTGGCTCATGCGGCCAGTGATCAAAGGCATGTGTAAATTCGAATCCTTAAAAAATGGTGTGCTGGATCTAGCAGATATAGCAGACATGAATGATGCGCTCGATGTCGTTGCAGATAATGAATATCTGTTGAATAAGGAGCGTGAAAGAAAAAATAAATAGGTGATCCCATGGCAGATGGTGTAATTCGTGATTTTTTAGTTTCGCTGGGGTTTGATACAGACAATACCGGCTTAGCTAATATGAAAAGTGCAATGGATGGCATTGAGTGGAAAGCCAAGGCGCTTAACGGTGCTTTGTTGGCTTTGGCCACTGGTGCTGTACTTGCTGTAAAACAAACGGCCAGTGAGTTAGATAAGCTTTATTTCTCATCTCAGCGTATTGGTGCCAGTGTTACAAACATTAATGCCTATGGGAATGCTATTGCTCAGCTTGGAGGAAGTGCAGAGGGTGCAGTCAGTACACTTGAGGCATTGGCTGAGAAGATCCGTAACTCACCTGGTTACGAGGGTCAGATCAAAAGTCTTGGTGTAAATACCCGTGATGCAAACGGCGCAATGCGTGACCGTGTGGAAGTTATGAAGGATCTGAGCGGTGTTTTAGCCAAGATGCCATCGTATCAAGCCAATGCTTATGCCAATTCTCTTGGTATCGATCAAAACACATTGATGGCCATGCGTGATGGTAAATTCATGGCCAACATGGATAAATACCAGAAGATTCAAAAAGAACTCGGCATGAATAATGACTTGGCCAAGTCTGGCAATGAGTTTATGACCGAGTACCGTGATCTGACAATGATGACTAAAACAGGGTTTCAGGTCATTGTCATGCAGGCGGGTAAAGCTTTAATTCCGATATTGAGAATGTTGAATCAGTTGATTCAGGCAGGTATTCATGCCTTCTCGCAATTAAATCCACAAATCAAAGAAGGTCTCGCCGTTGGCCTGCGCTTTGCTATGTTGGCTCTGATGTTTGGGGCTTTGGCCAAGTCGCTTGGATTACTGCTTAAGTTCATTCCAGCGTTTAAAACTTTTATCGGATTGCTTAAGTTGTTCCGACTCGCATTCCTAGCATCACCGATCGGGATTATCCTGGCATTAGGTGCAGCACTGGCCTTGCTCTATGATGATTACAAAACGTGGAAAGAAGGCGGCAAGTCACTGTTTGACTGGTCTAAGTGGACCAATGGCATCGATACCATTATCAACAAGATCAAAGATTTTTTAGATATTCTCGACAAGATCAAGGACAAGACAATCGAGTTTATCCAGAAAATTATTAAAGATCCTGCAGGTGCATTAAAAGAGGTAGCCACCGAGGTTCAAGAAGGTGTCACCAAGACTGCAGAGAAAGTTAATGATGCAGTTGATAAATACATCAATCCAACAGATCCGAAAAAGGTTACGCCTACACAGGACAAAGTGGCCAGCATTACCGATTTTGCATTTTCCATGGTTGATAAGGGTTTAGCCATGTTTGGCAATGCCGATGCACAAACTCGAGTGGAACAGCGAGAGCGGGGTGAAATTGGGTACCAGTCTGTGGCAACTGGTGCAGCGAAGGCCACAGTAGATGCCGTCAAAGGAGCTGTAGGTGAAACATCATTAAAAACCAAAGATGGTCGTAGATTATCAGTGTTTAAAGCATTCTTGGATTCAGGATTTTCAATGAATCAAGCTATGGCATTAACCGCAGAGGTTGGCCGTGAAAATGAATATAACCTTGATACGATGTTCGGAACTCATTCTGATGCTGGAAATTCAAAACAAAATCTTGGATTTTTTAGTTGGCAAGGTGATAGAAAGGAGAAGTTAATTAACTATTTAAAGTCTAAAAATCTACTTGATGAAACTGGACATATGTTGAAAAATCAAGGATCACTAAAAGCAATGGCTGAGTTTGCTAGAAGTGAGATATACAACATAAAGAGATACAGTAAAACCAAAGAATTATTCGATTCTTCTCCTAATGCTGATCCTGAAAATTACGCCAAAACTTTAGGTAAAAACTATATTGTATGGGCTTATGGCCAAGATCGCATAAATAAAGGCAAAACAGCATTTGATTGGAAAGCTCATGATCAGCGTCGGAGAAATAATCTGGAGAAATTAAAGGGACAAATTGATAAGACAGAAAAATTTATTTTACCTAATAACCCTAAAGATCTTGCCCGATTTGCGGAAAATGCGACTATCCCCAATGGTAATCCACACAAGGCGCAGGTGAATAGCTCGAATGATATGTCAGCTAGTAATATCACTATTAATCAAAATTATCAGACAGATATGACGATTAATGGGGCATCAAGTCCAGTGGAGTCTGCCAATGCAATTAAGCATCAGCAGGAAAATGCAATGACAATCATGGCAAGGGGAGCAAAGGGGGTTTTTGTTTAATGGCTTGTATTTGTTTATCCAAACTTGCACATAATTCTTTTATTTGGGCATGTGTCATTTGATCAAGTTCATTAAAAGCTTGATCAACTTGCTTATCTGTAGGATCTATTTGATTCGCTGAAACTTTGCAATTCTCTTGATCCGACTGGAAAAGCTGACTAAGTTTGTTTGCATAAGGTGAATTTTCATCTTTACCACAAGTACTTCCTGCAGCATAAAGCCTAGCATATCTTGTTTGAAGATCTGATATTTGACAGGAATCTTTAGGCGCAGGTAAAGCCCAAACCCCAGCACTAAGCATAGATGTAATAGTCAAGAGCAGTAGTTTTCTCATGATTGGTTACTCTGTTTTTTCATCTTTAGGTGTAATGCCTTCTTATATTATATGAGTGAAATTATGGCAATAGGTACATTACTTGATGGCGGCCTAGGTGCTGTCACGTCATATCAGAATTCGGAGATCATAGGCTCACTTTTACTCTCTGGCCGTGGTCGAACGATCATGGGGCTTTTTGCAGATGTCACAGTAGAAGAAAAGCATAAAGATGAACTGAAAATAACTGAGCATCCTACGGAAGTCGGTGCGGCTATTTCGGATCATGCATTCAAAGAGCCACCAGAAGTGACAATGAAGGTGGGGTGGTCAGAGAGCGCAGGCACCTTAAATGGATTTCTTGGAGATACCATCTTGGGTGGCAATACGAGTTTGACAATTGTTTATCAAACTTTGCTGCAGCTACAAGAACAAGCTTTACCCCTGATCATTTCAACTGGTAAGCGACTGTACACAAACATGCTTATCAAGTCGCTTGGATGTACTACGGATCTACAGACTGAAAACGTTTTGATGATCGATATTACTTTTAAAAAAGTTTTGATGGTCAGTACACAAACAACTTTCATAGCAATTGAGAATCAAGCAAGCCCTGAAGCTACTGCAGGCGTTTCAGACGGTGGTACCGTTCAGGCTATACCTATCAATGAGTCAGCATTAAGTAAAACTACAGGTTTTATCAAATCAGTATTATTGGGTGAATAATTATGGATTACGAAATCCCGCTTAATTTCGGTAATCAAAAATTTAATATCAAGCTCGGTACCACACAGTATAAGTTGCAACTTATCTATCGAGCTGAGCAGTGGTATTTAGATATTTTTGATACTGCAGAAAATCCCTTAATTGCTGGTCTACCAATGTTGGTGGGTGACAATTTACTGGTCCAACATCAACACATCATTAAGGGTGCGCTATACGTGCTGAATACTAATGAAGATGAGAGCCAGACATTCAGTGACTTAAGTACCCGAATAAAACTGTTTTGGAGTGACACATGACTATGCAATGGATGCGTAACTGTAGACTGACGATTCAAGTTGATCAAAATACACCTGACGCATTAGATTTTTCTGATTTTAAAATCACTTTTGTGGTTAGTCAGCCGACAAGAGAACAACCAAAGGCCGCAGAGTTCTATATCTACAATTTATCGCATGAGACTATGAATAAGCTTGCTGGCGTAGACGATGATAAAAAGAATACGCAAGTTATCTTGGCGTGTAGTTATGGGGATGATGAGCCTGAGGTTATTTTTAAAGGTCGTGTATTTCAATACCGCCGTGGTCGATATAGTCCTGTTGACACCTATCTTTGTGTGCTGGCCATTGCTGGTGATCAGGTTCGCAATGAAGCAGTTATTAATCAATCTGTGCCTGCAGGTACACCAATTCACGGCTTAAGTGATCTAATCGTTGAGGAAGCCAAGAAGTATGGAATTGATGCCGGGGATTTGGTCCAGTTAAGTGATCAAAAGTACCCACGTGGGCGAACCTTGTTCGGCAGCTTTCATGGCTTTATAGAAAAAGTTGGCCGTGAAAATAATGTCACTTTTGACTATTCCGAAGGTGTCATAAATTCTACTGAATTGGATAAATACTCAATTCAACCGATGTTTGTTCTAACTGCAGACACGGGTATGGTTGGAATGCCTCAACTGACAAGTGAGGGCCTTGTCGTTAAATGCTTGTTGAATCCAAAACTTAAACGCATGGACCGCATAAAGATCGATGTAACGAATCTGCAGTCAGAAAACTTCGATATTTCCTATAGTGGGCAACATGTAGATCAACCAAACAAAACACCAAAACTGGCAACCAATGCCAAGGGCATTTTTGTTATTCAGGCAATTGAGCACAGTGGCGATACTCGTGGTGATGAGTGGTACACCAACATGGTTTGCACGGCACTTGGTGCAGTGGTGCCTTTAACTGGTATTACCCTCACTGCAGTTGATGAAAGCTGGGCACCCACACCGAGGGCTGAATAGATGGCATTAACAATCAATGAGCGTTCACCAGATCTGCTTAGCATTATTAAAGATGCTGTTACTGCAGAGATATTGGCTATCTGGACAAACTTACCATGTGAAGTAGTGAGTTATGATCCTGATGCAGTCACTTTAGAAGTGAAACCGTTAATCAAAGTGCCAGTACGTGCACCAGATGGAAATATCGAAATGTTAGAAATTCCGATATTGCAGGATGTACCAGTCATGTTTCCGTGCGCTGGCGGCTTCACTATCACGCATCCAATCAATGTGGGTGATGAATGCCTTGTAAGTTTCTCATCGCGCAATATTGACCTGTGGTGGCAATCTGGCGGGATTCAGAGCCCCTTTGATACTCGACATCATGATCTATCAGATGGCTTTGCATTTTTCCGACCGCAATCACAGGCAAACAAGATATCGAATATTTCTACAGATAGCCTTGAGATCCGCAGTGATGACAATGCAACAAAGATCCAAATCACAAAAGATGGGGTCTTTAATTTTATTGGCCAGAAAGCAGTTTTTCATTGTGACGTGGAAATGAAAAAGACTTTAACGGTTACAGGGTTGATCAAGTCATTGACGGATGTTATGGCCAAGACTGTTAGCTTGCTTAACCACCTTACAACGGGCGTTGCATCAGGATCTAGTAAATCAGGACCACCAGAGCAATAGATTAATCAATATGAGGGGCGCGAAAGCGTCTTTTTTTATGCGCTATAGAAAACTTTCAAGTGATGGCGACTATGTTTTTGGATCTGGCAAGAATGACTTTCTTGTGAACTCACCAGAGACCGTGGCGCAGACAATTTTATCCAGGCTAAAACTTTGGCTTGGGGAATGGTTTGCTGACACATCTGATGGCACAGGATGGAGTCAGTCAATTGTTGGTAAGCATTCCATGAACCTTTATGAGCTCACACTTAGGCAACGGGTTTTAGAAACACCGGGTGTAAATAATATTGTCGATTTTCAAAGCTCTTTAGATGCAGAAACACGCCGTTTAACTGTATCGATGACGGTAAACACTATTTACGGCGAAGCATTCATTAACGGGGACTTAACAACATGACATTGACGACAGTTGCGCCAGTTATTACAGATAGCGGTCCCTTGGCACCCACTTACTACGAGATAGTTGATTATCTCAAGACACAATACAAAAGTATCTATGGTGAGGATGCGTACCTAGAAAACGATAGTCAGGACGGGCAGTGGATAGGTGTTTTTTCACGTGCGATCGCTGATGTAAATGCGGCCATTGTAGATACTTACTCTACTTTTTCACCTAAGACAGCCAAGAAAGATGCCCTTTCTCGCAATGTGGCTATCAATGGGATTGCTCGCCAGGTTCCAACATTCTCGACTGTAGATCTCGAAATTACGGGTGTGGCCACAACGGAAATCACCAAGGGATACGCCCTCGATGACAATGGTAATCAATGGATCTTTCCAGACTTAGTGACAATTCCTAATTCGGGTCAAATTGTTATTACAGCCACGGCCAAAAAGCCTGGTGCAATTCTGGCCATGAGCAACACCATCAAAACAATCGGAAAGCCGACACGAGGGTGGAAAGGGGTAAACAATCCAGCCACATCGACTTTAGGTATGCCAGTTGAATCAGATGCAAAGCTAAGACAAAGGCAGGCACTTTCAGTGGCCATTCCTTCGCAATCTAAAACAGACAGCATAAAAGGGGCGATCTTTAGCTTACCTGGCATTTCACGGTGTAAGACTTATGAGAATGACACCGACTCTACAAACAGTCTCGGCATTCCTTCTCATAATTTATGTGTTGTCGTTGCGGGCGGTGATGCTGCGGCAATCGCGGGCATTATGCGCGCCAAGAAAAGCTTGGGCTGTGGGTGGTTTGGAAACGTCAACGTTACCGTGATCAATTCATTTGGTGATGAGGAAACAGTCTCACTGTATCGACCTAATATCATCAATATCGGCTTTAAATTAAATCTTGTTGGATCTTCGGAATATACCAAAGAGATTGAAAGCAATATCAAGCAGAACTTGGCCGACTATGTGAATCAGCTCGATATTGGCGATCGAATTATGATGAACAAGCTTTATATCCCTGCAGGCCTGTTTGGCAATCTGGATTCTGAAACTTATCAAATCGATTCCATTGAGATCATCGCAAATGGTGTACCGATTACAGGTGATTACAACCTCGCTTTTAACGCCGTGGCGTATTGCGACACAGATAACATCGAGATCAATACCTCAGGAGGGTTCTAGTGGATGCAAGTAAATACATCGCTTTACTAACGAGCCAGCATAGAGACAAACCCAAATTTAAGCAGACGGTCGAGACCTCAATTAATCCATTGATTGACTGCCTTGATTGTCTCAGTAGCTTGGGCGGCAAGTTTGATCTTGAAACGGCTAGGGGTGATCAGTTGCAGATTATTGCAGACTGGATCGGTGCACCAAACTCGATACCTAATTCAGTGCCGGTGCCTTATTTTGGCTTTCAGGGGCAACCTGCCTCATTGCCCTGGCGTGAGACAGATGATCCGAGTTTTAAATCAGGTTATTGGCGTGAGTCGGGCATGAGTGGCTACACGGCGTTAAAGATGACGCCGCAGCTTTTTAAGCGAGTGATTAAAGCAAAAATCTTGCTGAATAAAAGTGACTGTACAGAGCTATCAGCAAAAGAAATTATTTCTCTCGTTATCGATAAACCATTCAAGTTTAGAGACAACAAAGACATGACGATCACTTTCAGCTTTTTAGCCAGTTATGAAGTCTTTGAGCGTGAGCTAGTTAAATTAATGTTCCCTTTACCTTCTGGGGTGAGGTTGATTTTCGAGGGCGAAGATGAGTATTGAGAAATTAAATGAGTTTGCCAAAAACGTAGACTCAAGCGGTAGTAATACCGAGGGCTTAGATCTTGATAATGGTTTCCCTTCAAGACTGCAGCCAGCCCGTCAGTGGTTCAACTGGTTATTTAATAAAGTTACTAAAAAGGTGAATGAGATCATCGATGCACATGAATCGAGCGTGAGCAATCTGACCAACTCAATTAACCAACTCGCCCAGGCGCATGCTTTAGATGTCGACACAATCAACCAGAGGATTAATCAGTTAATTCTAGACCACAATTTAGATGTTTCATCTTTAACAAACCGCATTAATAGCCTGTTTGGTATCAATGATGATGCGATCGGCTTAATTAGTATTTGCCCATTTGAAACGGTACAAGTGAATTATTTGGAGTGTAATGGCCAGACATTCAACAAAGCAGACTACCCCAAACTGGCGGCTAAGTTAGGCAATAGATATGGGGGAGATGCGAATACGTTTGTTGTTCCGGATTATCGCGGTGAGTTTGTGCGTGGTTGGGATCATGGCAAAGGCTTGGATGCTGAGCGTGAATTAGGAACTATTCAGGGGGATGCAATCCGGAACATTGTCGGTGATCTGAAAGCAGGTACCTATGACGCAACTAATTTACAGTTTGTTGATGCATTACAAGCTACTGGGGCATTTGAGGTTATTCCCGGTAATAAAAGTAGTACAGGTGATACCTCAGGTACAGGTAACGCTTGGGGTGCAAAATTTGATGCGTCATTAGTGGTGCCCACAGCAACCGAGAATCGACCTAAAAACATCTCAGCAATGTATGTAATTAAAGCGAAATAAACAAAATTGGAATGAAGCCCGCGAAAGCGGGTTTTTTATTGCCTGGAGAAAAGCATGGCAACGAATTGGAATGCGATTTTAAGTAACGCAAACAGCCTCGCTGACATCTTGATGATCTTGCGTAAGGTGTTAGCTGGCTTAGATTCAAAAGCAGATGTAACGCTCATCGATGAGGCTTTGGCTGACATTGCTAAGATGAAAGATGACATCGCGGATGAAATTGAATATTTCAACAAAGTCATTAAAGAATCTATCGAAAGTGGTTTGTATGTGCCATTTGATAAGCAGTCTGACCTATTGGCTTATGTGCCAGATGCTGAACCTGTAGTCGCAAAAGCGTTCGATACTTTTAAAATTTGGATCTGGGAAACACGTGCACCAGACACAACACCCAAATGGCATGACACAGGTAAAAGCGAACTTGAACAAGCGAAAGACTATACCAATGATTATGCGGCCTCCATTGATGCGTTAAAGCTTAATAGTGGCAAGTCTTACCCGTTGAAAGTCAGTACACGTAATAACGTGGCAAGTTCAGCAAATGTGGTATTTAACAATTGTATTTTAAAAATCCGTATTGTTAATGCTCTACCGGGTAAATATTACCGCTTAGCATATTTCAAAAACGGAAATACTACGATTGTAGGGTCTTTGGATGGTTGGGTTATTGAGGAAGTTGATCAGCTAAATTATGAGACTGCTAACAATCCTGTTGTTCGAGTAATCGACTATACACATCCAGCACCTGAAGTTAAAAAAGATGGAACTATTCAAACAGTAACAGTTCAGTCAAATACACGATTAGAATTTCAAGCATACATCACCCTTGATACTTCTAAAATTCCACCTGTAGGGACACCAATCACTGCCCTAAATGAAGGAACAAATGGCTGGTCATGGATTATTGATCCTTCTTGCTATGAGTATGAAATTGTACCTATTCAATCAGCATTGACCATTAACCAGGGAAAAGTTTTCCCATGTCGGCCAATGAAAAGGAACAACATCGAAAGCAAATCCAATTCTTTTCTACGTGATGCAATTTTAGCGGTAAAGGTGGTGGGTGCACGTAAAGGGTCATATTACGGTATTCGTTATTTTAAGAATGGTACAACCGCTGTAAGTGGTGTACCAGATGGATGGATTATTGAAGAGCAAGCTATTGCTGATTATGCAACGTCAGAAGCCGCAGCGCAGGTGATCGCACTCAATAATAGTTCAGTGCCAAACATTGACCGAACTAAGGGCATTCAAACCATCATTTTAGAAAGCCCAACTGTTAAAAGTTTAAAGTTCCATCTCACAATTGATCCGTCCAAGTTCCCACCATATGGCGAATTTGTACGAATGAATTTTTCATCGAATGATGGCTATTCTTTAATTATTGATCCAGTTTGCTACCAATACACTGAATTATTGCCTGAGGATGCTTTAACAATTAACCAGGGCAAGGAATACCCTAATAGAAAAGTCACTCGGGACAATGAAACAAGTTTGGCCAATAGTTTCTTATTGGATTGTATCCTCGATATCAAAGTCCTAGGTGCGCGAGAGGGGTATTACTACGGCATTCGATATTTTAAGAATGGTACAAAGCTATTGCCTGGCCCTGATGATGGTTGGATTATTGAAGAACAGCCAATCTTAAACTATGAAACAACAGCAGCTGCAACCAGGATCATTACATATGAAGATCCGGTACCTACTATTAAGCGAGGAGGTATCCAAACAATTCGGCTTGTGTCACCGCGTAGTGATGCAGAGTTTTTAATCACGCTTGATACAGATAAGTTGCCTCCATATGAAGCTTATATTTCAATGCTCAATAAAGGGAGTGCGGGCAGGTCTTGGATCATTGATCCTGCACGTTATGAATTTATGAAAGCAAGCCCTGTTGTTAATACTGCAGCAAACACTTTGACCTATACCGCTACATCAGCAGGCCGATTAAATTTGATTTGGCAATCAGGACCATATTTGTATCGGCTACGCTTCGGACCTAATGGTTATAACGGGTTGCCTAATATTGTTGGTATCGATCGTGCACCTGTTGGTGATCGTAATACAGCAGCTTGGATTCAGGTCAATACTGCAGGTACGGATTGGTTGCCTCCAATGGTGATAGAAGCCGTAAATAACGGGGATGGAAAAAGTCAGATTTATACCGGTGGGAATCATGGTGCAGATGGAAGCGCAGGAGGTGGTAATACTGCACGTAATATTCTCTATATGGTACTTGCTGATGGCCAACCCATGGAAATGGGTAAAGCCTTTTCAGGGAATGCTCAAAAGATCTCGGTGCAAATCGTTAATGAGCTTATGGCTCACAATACAACGGGTACGGTAGATCCAGAGAACTTCCCATCTCGATATGTTTTACGCCAGACTTTTGCAGTTGATATCTATTGCGGATCAATGGAGATTAGCACCGAAGTTCAAGCTTATGAGCCAATCATTGTAAAAACGGATAACGGTCCGCAAATGGTAACTCTTGGGTATCAACAAAGTATGTTGTATGTCGGTGGCAAGTTTGAGGAGCGTATCCCTTTTGATAATGCAACCAACAGCGGCGTTAAACCGCAATATCCAAATGCTTGGGCACTTGTGCTACAGCATACGGATAATGGCCAACAGGTATCATGGATGGATCGTGAATACGAAATCGGTGATGGTCGCTATGTGGGGAATAGTAATGCAATGATTCGTGGTGGTGGAACAACCAATACAAAGTTTTATCACGCTGCAGTTGCTGGATTTCAAGTAAATATGGCTACAGGTGATAAATATAAGTGGCGTGGTGGATATGCATGGCAGGCACCTAATCTGCAGGGAACTGCATTTGATTCAACAATTTCATTTTATAAAGGTGGGAAGTTAACAACAGCAATAGTCAAAACAGCAAGCAATTACACAGTTGTTTAAAGTCTAATTTATTAACTCAGCCCTGAAAAATGGGCTTTTTTCATTTCTGGAGACAGGAAATGCAAGAACAAGCAGCAAGCGCGGTTGAAGCTGCTACAAACACAATCGCAGCAACGGCACCAAAAGTATCTTATGCATCAGGGGTGGCATCAGTGGCAGCGTATGCAGCAAATATTGATTGGGCAGTATGGTTCTCTGTCTTTATCGGTGTAATTACTTTTTTCATGACGTTGTACTTTAAGCGGCGTGATGATAGGCGAGCAGAGGAGATCCACGAATTAGAGAAAAAGGCATGGTTGGAGAAGATTAATGCAAAACAAGACTAAGTTATCGGTCCTTTTATTGGCAGCTTCGGCTGCTTTTTTTACGGCTATAAAAGTAGATGAAGGCTATACAGCTAAACCTGTTGTTCCTGTGCCTGGTGATCGACCAACACAAGGGCATGGCGCAACCTTCAAGCCTGATGGTACCGCCGTCAAAATGTCAGATCCACCAATTACCCGCGCCACTGCAGATAAGTGGTTACGTCATGATGTGGCCAAGCGTGAGATCCCATTCAAGAATTCATTGAAGGGCGTGAAATTATCCCAAGCTGAATATGATGTGTATTTAGACTTTTCATATCAGTACGGTACAACAGCATTTGCGAATTCTTCAATGCTTCGCAACTTAAAAGCAGGCAATTACAAAGCTGCTTGTGACTCATTGCTGAAATACAAGTATGTGGCTAAGCGTGATTGTTCAATCCGCTCAAATCGCTGCTACGGCGTTTGGACACGACAATTAGAGCGACATAAGAAATGTATGGAGGCACAGTGATGGCCGAATTCATCAAAGTTAGCCATGTCTTACTTGAATCAAATGGAATTTACTTTATTGAATGCCCAGGTTGTAAAAACTTACACCCGCTGCATGTTGGCCAACAGCACAAGATTCGATGGGATTTTGATGGGAATTTAGAACAGCCAACTTTCTCGCCGTCTCTTATGGTCAATGGTGGCCATTCTAGCCAATGTCATTCATTTATTCGTAATGGCCAGATTCAATTCTTATCAGATTGTCATCATGCTTTGGCAGGGCAAACAGTAGATTTGCCTGAGGTGGAGGAGCTTTAAAAATGTGGATAGTTGTAGCTGCAAAATTTTGGCGAGAAATCTTAATCGGGTTTCTCGCTTTTTTTCTGGTTATCACATTGGCTTTGCTCAATCACAAGATTGGCCAACTTAAAGATGCTGACCAAAAGTGTAATGAGCAGATCCAAAAAATAGAACGTGCCCAGGTTGAGGCTTTGGCCAAACAACAAGACAAAGTAAATAAAGTGAGTGCTGATTATGAAAAGCTTAGGTCTGAACAAAGAACAAAAGTCGAAACTGTTACACGTACAGTGCAAAAGATCGTGGAGCGTCCTGTTTATTTCAATCGCTGTATTGATGATGACGGCGTGCAGCAAATCAATAGCCTTATCGAAGCCGGTAATACCAGCTAACCTACTTGAACCATGTCCACAATTTAGCTATCTGGAAGGCGGCACAGGCAAGGATGCATTGCTTTGGGCAGTTGATACAGTGGCGAAAGGCAACGAGTGTGCTTCAAAAGTGGATGCTTGGATAGAAATAGGAAAAGCCCTCTGATGAGGGCTTTACATTATGAAAATAAAGTATTTGGTTGCGCACTGATTAGTACAATCATTCATAGTGATCTGGATAAGCACTGCCAATTGAATCAATAAAATGCCAAAGGCAAATTTCATCTGTAAAGTTATTAGGTAATTTAATTTCTTCAGTTGCTACTAAGCGATCCGAATCAATACCCAAACCGTTATCATCCCCCTTTAAGAATTGAACAGATTGATCAGAAAGAAATTTAATTGAAACAACCGAAGGTGAGCCATAACCTAAATAATTTAAGGCGGTAAATGGTTCATAGATATGAAGGGTTTTTGATTTTCCATCTACATCAATTAAATAATCATCAAAGCCACCACTATTTTTAATCAATCCATTCAATACATGCTTCAAATAGAGATATTGCTTTTCAGAAAATTCAACTGCCCAGTCTGGTTTGCTTTCATTAGTAATAATTTGTTGATGAATTAATGATGACATTTTTAATCCTTATATGTTTAACTTTTGATTGTTCAAACTAAATAATAGTCGAGGTCCAGCAGCTCTAGCTTTACCTATAATCTGAATAAGTTCGGCATAGCTAAGCTCGAATTTATCATCAAAACTAAAATCAATATCGGAATCTTTAGTCTCAGAATGTTTCTTAGATGACTGGTTTAGGCCACTTAAAAGAATTTGAGTTAGCTGTTCATCAGACAATTTAAATAAGTGCATTTTGATTACCCTACGCGGAATAGTTCAGACCAATTTGATAAATATGACGGCGAGCGTCTGTTTTGATTCATTTGCCAGATAGCTTTAGTGTCGTTGCAGAGACCAAGCGAGACATGATCTTTTCCATACTTCTCTTTGATTGCCTCCATTGTTTGAGATAGTTTTTCGCGCTGATTTCGATGTGTATAGTCCGTGAATAGATCAGGTACAAATTTAGACTTAGGAATTAACTCGAGTAGAACAATGCCGGCCTTTTTATATTTAAATCCCTTCTTATAAATTTGGTCGATACCTTTCATTGCGGCCCTGGTTATCTCTAACAAATCGTCTGTATGTTCAGGCATTTGTACAATGATATAAGGCGAATATCTTTCCTCTTTATTAAAGCGACCAGTCTGTATAAACACGCCGATCATTTTGCAAATAGATCCGTCATGTCTCATACGTTCAACGCCTCGAGTCACAAATAAACGTACTGAGGATTTGATGTCGTCTTTTTCATATACCGGCTGGCCATAAGACCGGCTGCTTATAATTTGCTGTTTTGAAGGGTTTTCATTTTCAATATCGATGCATGAAACGCCTTGCAGCTCTCGAACGGTTTTTTCCATGACAACTGAAAAAGACTTTTTTATCTCCTTCGGATTTGACTCAATCAGATCCAGCACACTCTTAATATTCATTAAGTTTAGTTTCTTACAGTTTTGACGGCCTACGCCCCAAACTTCGCCCACATCCACTGCAGCAAGTAATTGCTCTGCAGAACATGGGTCCATTTCTGCTAAATTACATACCCCATTGAAATACTTGTTTTTCTTTGCAATATGGTTGGAAATTTTAGCCTCGGTCTTGCTGCGGCCTATTCCAATGCAACAAGGCAAGCCAAGCCACTGTTGAGCCTTCAATCTCATTTCTTGAGCATAAGCGGTTAAATCAAAATTTTTCTCGAATGAGGTGAGCTCTAAAAAACATTCATCTATGCTATAGATTTCCTGCTCACCTGGTGCGACATACTGGCCAAGCATCAACATAAAGCGCCGTGACATTTCAGCATAAAGTGCGTAATTGCTTGATAGCACTTGTACATTATGTTTTTTTACGATGTCCTCTATCTGGAACAAAGGCACACCCATTTTTATGCCTAGATCCTTCGATTCTTGGCTACGTGCAACGGCGCAGCCGTCATTATTGCTGAGCACAATTACTGGCCGATCATTAAGCGCGGGATTAAAAACACGTTCGCAAGACGCGTACATGTTATTCACATCCACCAAAGCGAATATGCGAGTATTACTTTTCATGTTTATTCTTCTTATTATGAGCGGTAATGCATACGCTTTAAGTTGAATGTCACTACACCCCACACAACGACAGTTTGGCTATCCTTGGGGATGATGTGCTCATACGCTGGATTTTCAGCTTTTAGCCAGAGTTTAGGCAGCGGATAATCTTCATCACCAAAGATCTCTTTAATATCTGCTTTAGACATTTTGGCGGTGATCATAAGACGCTTTATCGTTGAGTCTTTATTATCAATTAATGCGACTACGATATCCTGATGTGCAGCCTCTATGCTGCGATCGATGATAATTGGATCATCAATTTCGAGTCCAGCACCTAGCATTGACTCGCTGTCAACGCGAGCCATGAATGAAGATATAGGGTTGTGAATTAAATATTCATTCAGATCCACAGTTGTATCTAAATCATCTTTGGTGGCAAATGCAGGGCCTGCAGGAATACGCTCTAATGCCATCGGAATAGAGGTTTTTGATTTTGGCAGGATAGGTGTAAGGCCCAGTTTATCAATCAGATCCGTTTGCATTGAGATTTGTTCAAGCAAAGTGTTGATTGTAGGGCTCGGCTTCCCGTCATGACCCATGAGAGTTTGCAAACTCGACCATGCATCATCCGAGAAGTAGATTGGCAACTTCTTAGACATTTGGTTTCTCCTACGCTACGTGGCGTGTTTGGATTTACCTTTTTAGGATAAGATTTTTATCATTATAAATTCAAATTTATTTATCTGTGGATAAACAAGGACAAGTCAAAACTTGACGCTAGTCAGTGTGTGTTTGGTCGGAATTTATGCATATCTGATTTTGGTGCTGCAGTGTACTCATCAACTGGCATCTCTACTAAAAAGTCTTTAGCTTGATCATGGCTGCAGCTAAGCCAATCATTACGCCGTCCTTTAGGTATGACAACAATAGAGCGCTTTTCATCGTCTGGCGCATGAAACTGCTTCATGAAAGGATGGTCATCTGCATTGATCGTTAACATGCTCATCGAGATAACCGGTTCGCCGTTTAATGTGGCGTGTTCATAAATACCGGCTACGGTGAAAGGCATATCATCTTCTCGATAGATCCCATACCAATGGGATTTTCCATCGATGTACTTAGGTTCGAAAATTGTCTCAACCGGAATCAAGCAGAACTGATTTTTAGTCCAGGCATGTTTAAAGCTGGGTTTGCTGGCCACAGTTTCCGATCGAGCGTTATATGTGTTTTTTACTTTTTTAATATCATCAGCCCAGTTCGGAACCAGACCAAACCTAGCCGCTCGCCACTCTAATCCTTGCTCAGTCGCAATAATGATAGGACTGTCATAGCCGGGGAACAGATCTGCTTTGTACTCAAATGTTGGCTCATATAAATTTAGTAGTTGAGCACGGCTTTTCGATATAGGTTGAAAATTGGCACACATACACCACCTTTCTTATATTAGAGGCAACAGTTAATATTATTTTAGTCTTACCTTTTTTTTCTAGTATTTAAGATAAGTAATATTGTAAGTTGTTAATTTTCCTTTAATTTAAGATTTTCACTGATGTATTTTCTTAGATGTACTTTGTGCATTCCTTGCATTGCATATCCATAGAGAGTGTAGGTAGTCCACTTTTCATTATTAAGATCTACAAAGTCAAACTCTAATTTTGTTTTTAAAAATTTAAAAAGTTCTTCTTTGTCTGCATTTTTATAAAGATGCTCAGATTTGTTCAAAATGTAGTGATATAGTTGAGCATAATTTAGATAATGTGATTTAAGATTTTCTATGTTTTTATCGTTTGTAATGAAGTGAAGTTCATCAAGCAAACCAAGAAGCTCATTAATATTATTTATTAGGTCTGTCAAATCATTCTGATTTAACTCTATTGGCATTGTTCTTTCAGGCTGATTCTCATATAACAAGTAATTGCATAACAATCTGTAATATCTATCCTCTAAAGGAATTATTTTTCTAATTACCTTTAATATTTCTTTTTTATGTTCGGTTTCAATACTTAAATTATGTGGTTTTCTCCAGTCATCATATAAAGAATATGCGATATAAGCAGCCACTAAGGTAGCAACCCCGCCAAAAAACGATCCAATTGTAGTCCAAGTATCTTTTAAAGCACTAGTAGAATCATTAAAATTGAAAATAATCCAAGTTAATGCAAAGATAAATAGCAAAGAAACAAAGGTTATTGCAAAAATATTCTCTATAATATTACTTAATTTCATGAAGTAGTCCTTAAATTATTTATTAATATGATAATGATCTTCAAAATAGTAGTCATTAGAAATATCTAGCCAAGCATTAAGCTCAACATCAAACTCTAAAACCCTGTTCTTAAACAGCCGAATTACACGATTATTTTTAAAACTAAAGTGAGAGGCTTCACCTGGTAATTCAGACCAATCTACGTGGCCATTTTCTGCAAACCAATCTTCCCAAGCTATCTGGATCTCTTTAATGTAAAACTCTTGTTGTTCTTTATTCCAAGCGAAAGGGTGCTCTGTATTTAGTTTGGTGACATGCTTACGGATGAAATATTTATTTTGCTTATGCTCATCAATGAAAAGATTGAGCTGATTTTCTAAAAACCTATACGGCACAGTGATAGTGTCATCCAGCGCAACCTCAAAGGCTTCAAAAGTATCTATCTCTGAGATTACACGCTGAGTCTTATTCCACTCTTTAAAATGATCATTGTACGTCGATTCAGCAACACTCATTGCTTCGGCAAAATCTAAACGATGCTCACCACGTTTCTTTAAGTTCACATATCGCTTTAATGTGTTCCAAGATTCATGCAATGTGATTGTCTGTAGCTGCGGAATAGTAAAACCTTCTTCAGCGTATCGTGTGGCCGCTTCATGTCTTAAGTCATGGAATCTAAGATCTTCAATATTTAGCTGATTACATGCCCTGGTAAAATAGGCTGAAACTGTTTGAGTGTTTACCGGTATCAATAATTTGTCGCTGTATCCCATCTCTAACACACGTGCACGAGTTTCCTTTTCCATAAACTTGCTTATAAGCATGGTTGTCTTAGGCTCAAGATGGAAATACTTATGATTACCCTCAGATCCATCAGGATGCTTTGCATCTCTAACTAACCATTGTGTATTGTGACGATCATAATCAGATAGGCGCAACGAGCAAATCTCATCTTCACGTCTACCAGAATAAATGGCGAACCACATGATTAAATGCATTGGAACGGAGCGTTTCTTTCTTTTCCACTTTCGATAAAAGTGTGTTGTGAGTGCTTGTAGCTCGTCAGATGTGGGTAGACGGTCCCGAAGTTTACTTTTAGTCACGATGCGTGACTTGCGTAGACCTGTCAGAGACTTTTCAAATTCATCTATGACATTTTCAATATTTTTGCCCCACACGAATTGGGCGTGCACCATGACAGCTTTAATGTGGCTTAATTCTTTGAGAACGGTAGAGGGAGCAACACCATCAATGCCGCGAATTGGATCACCCTTACGCCGTCCGATCGCATATTCAGAGAAATCTTGACGTGTTAAAGAATAGATATTTTTTTCAGATAGCTCTACACTAGCGATCTGTTTTAGCGCACCGGTTTTTGTCCTGGCGAAGCTATCCGCTTCCTCTAAGTATGCTGTAATAAACTCGGCCAATGTTGCCTGCTTTAATTCTTCTGCAGGATTCAGCATTTTGTTTGGATTTATTTCGATCTCGGCCTCAGTTCTTCTAATCCATTCCTCAGCTAATGATTTTTTACTGAATGTCTTTGATGCATTAAAAATAGGATAACCTTCGCGCTTAATACGGACCTGTGCACGATAACGGGTAGTGCCATCTGCCTGTGTACGTTTTGTGACTGTTCCCATTAATTTGCACCACAAAGATTTTAAGGTGCAAATAGGGTGCAACTAAAGTACATGTAAAGTCAAGAATACGCGACTAAACGAGAGTAAACGAGGTTTAAGAAATTGAGTCAAAACAACACTATTAAAGAATTGTTTGATAAATCAATAGATAAGAAACTTTGGGTCGCGCCGATGGCAGGCGTGACGGATAGACCGTTTCGGACGCTATGTAAATACTTTGGTGCAGGACATGCAGTCAGTGAAATGATGACTGCTGACAAGACCCTACGTATGAGTAAAAAGAGCTTGTATCGGGCTAATTTTGATGGCGAACTTGCACCAATTTCAGCACAAATCGCGGGTTCTGATCCAGAGCAACTGGCTGAAGCGGCACGTTATCAAGTGGCGAATGGTGCGCAAATTGTGGATATCAATATGGGGTGTCCAGCCAAAAAGGTTTGTAACAAGTTAGCGGGCTCCGCATTGCTACAAGATGAAGATCTCGTCGCGCGGATTCTTGATGCGGTGGTTGAGGCAGTGGATGTGCCTGTCACTTTAAAAACTCGTTTGGGTTTTTTGAATGGCCATGAAAATATTTTACGTGTCGCGAAACGCGCCGAAGAATCTGGAATTGCGGCATTAGCACTACATGGTCGTACCCGTGAAGATATGTATTTAAATACGGCACGTTATGAGTTGATTAAGCAGGTCAAAGAATTGATTAATATCCCATTGATTGCCAATGGTGATATTGATAGCCCAGAAAAAGCCAAATATGTACTGGATTATACGGGTGCAGATGCGATTATGATTGGGCGCGCTGCTCAAGGGCGACCTTGGATATTTAGAGAAATTGCGCATTATTTAAAGACGGGCGAGCATCTTGCTGCACCAGATATTGCCGAAGTTAAGACGGTGTTACTGGGTCATTTGGCGGAACTGTACCAGTTCTATGGTGAATACTCAGGTTGTCGTATTGCTCGTAAACATATTGCTTGGTATACCAAAGGCTTACGTTCAAGTAATGAGTTTCGTCAGAATATGTATAAAGTTGAAAATACGGCTGATCAAGCCAAAGTGGTGGAATCATATTTCGATCAGTTACTTGATCAAGGCCTACGTATGAGCGATGTGCAGGTTGAACACGTTAATTTATTAGATATTTAA